TGAATTTCCAAGTTTTATACCAGGGAGAGATTTCGATAAGCCTACGCCGACATCAATAAGATTCAGTGGCGGTCAAGATATGCGTAGTCAACGAGGCTACTGATTGCATCCGCATTCCCAGAATTTTCGGTTAGCCCAATTTCCTAAAGTATACGGGCCTTTGACCCAGGTAATACTCAAACATGATTTACATATCTTAGCATGTCTTGTTTGATCAATCATTCTTGACTCACTCCCCAACTAGAGATTTCAAAAACAAGATCAACTAGACATTCATCTTCACAGAAATAATGAAGACAATCATTTGCACAAAGATAAGGATGGCATTCAGAACAACAATTCATTATTCTTCCTCCTGATCAGGACATCCTCGGTAATGTTTTCTTAGAGTAGCCATGCATAACCATCTGCAAGGTTCACACCATGTGTATATCATTCTACCACCTTAACCATCTTCCCTCTGACGCAGAAGGTGCATCTGTCAGTTTTATTCTTTGATGCATATTCATCGAAGTCTGATCGTCGACCACAAGTGGTGCATTCTTTCAATACATCTTGGTGTAATTCTTTAATCATGGCATCTAATAAATAGCCATTAACTACCCTAGACATCATTTCATTCTTCGTTTTTAACCAAGTATGTATGGTTTCATCTATTGTAACGCACATATTTTGTTTGGGCATACCCCGTCCAATTAGTTTTAGCATATAAAATTATATAATCGTCAAAAATTCGACCCCCTATTTCATAGGGGTGGTGTTGTCATTGGTAGGGTGGGCGGGGGTGGGATAGGGATAGGAATCTCTCTTTCCACGTCCAGATTATAAGAAGATTGAATCCGGGTTTAGTTTATACACCTAGTCGACTTAGCAAAGCGTATGGCAGAAGCAATGACGAACTCATTTTACCTAACCGAGAGCGTAGTAATTCCAGCAGCAACAGCATCTGGAACATCTACTCAAAGCACAATCGACCTTTCAGCATACATCAACGTGCCAACCGGGCAAGCAATCGCTATCGGTTCCGTTGACTTCGTATATCAGAGAGTCCCCACATTTGGACAAGATGTCGATTCAATGGTAGCCGGCAACGGTTCAATCAGCGTTCAACTAACTGATCTTAACCAGGGGCTTAACTTAGTTCGTGCTGACAACCAATCACTTGTAGCATCAGGAGCATTGATCATTGACCAGGTTAACAACATAGCTTCAAACGAAAGCGACCTATACCCTGATAACTTCGGCCCATCGAAACTAAGCGAGCAATTCTTAGTAGTCAATGATACACTCTACCTAACAGCAATGCCAGCCGGAACCACTATCGGAGCCTCTGACGTAGCAGTAACCGCTAGAATTCGTGCATCAGTCGTTAAACTATCTACCAAAGATTGGATGGCAATCGCAATACAATCCACCGCTGAGGCTTGATTTCGGTGAACGCCGACTGGGAACGTGGTTACGCTGCCGGATATTCAGCCGCTCATCGCACTGATGTCAGGGACATTACTAGTGATCGTGGAATGGCTGCGCCGGTTAAAGAAGCGCAGAAACCTAAGCGCAAGGCTAGTGCTTACGCTAAGCGATACGGAAAAATGTTCCGACGAGTAGCACCTAAGTATAAACTCAAGAATGGTGCTTGGGCTAAGGATGGATTCAAGCGCGCTCAAAAGGCCGCACATAAACTAGCAAAGAAGTGATCTATATGGCAACAAAGAAAAAAGAATCTCTACAACACGGTGCAACACTCAAATCTCTATGCCCTGCTAATTTGGTATCCTATGCCGGATTCCCCCCAGTAGCAACTTTATCTGCTGGCCCCTGGTTTACATTACAATCACTTGCTGGCAATACTTTTGTTTATTGGGAAGGTTCCATAGATCTAGGAGCCTACGTTCTCAAGGATTTAACCTGGGTAACTACAGAAAAAGATATTCAAGAACCTGGTAACTTTGCTTTGAACTATGCATCACCACAAAGAATAGAAGTTATTGAATTTGTTTCGAATACACAATTCAACAAAGAAAGACTTACAGAGATCGCTGACGATTGGGAAACTAACTATGCTGTTCCTGGCATGATGGAATCGAGAGTTAATTACGAGAACATCATTGACGGTCGATGGAGACAGTTTAGCCCTGACACAACTTTAGCAACTGGATCTGCAGTTACAATGAAGGCATCTTCCTTTGGTTCGTGTGAACCATCGGCTTCAGAAAGACTTTACACTTATGTTATGATTAAAACTGATGCTCCTGGAGCAGATGGTGATACGCTCTTTATTCCCCCACGTCGATTCCTATTAGGTGGAATTGCTGTTAAAGAAGATGATAACTCATACATCCAGAGACTACGCAGGTCTTACGTCCTTCAACAAGAAGTTCCTCAGTGATTGTATGTGTATCGATCACTACGCGTACGCGAAAGGACCATCTCGATTAACTACTCTTAGAAGAAATACTGGAACTAAGGATTTATCTTTCGATCCCGATGCAGTTGCTAATCAAAATCCTAGGATGAGACCGGGGTATGACCCAAGATTCCCTGACCGTCAAGACGATACTGAAGTCATGAGGCAAGCACAAGAGATTCCTAGAAGAGCTCCTTCGATGGATTGGGAGATGTATAGTAGATATGATGAAAGAGATCGTGACCAGGGCTACCAATACGATAGGCGTAGTGATGCTGATCGTGTTTATGGTGGTTACACTGGACGGGTAACTGGATATTATGAATTTGAATTTCCAAGTTTTATACCAGGGAGAGATTTCGATAAGCCTACGCCGACATCAATAAGATTCAGTGGCGGTCAAGATATGCGTAGTCAACGAGGCTACTGATTGCATCCGCATTCCCAGAA